TCCTCGTGAGTCTGGACGAGTAGAGATTCCAATGGCTCCTCGTGAGTCTGGACGAGTAGAATCGTTAAAGGATCTCAATCGAAGGATTGAACAGGAACAATTGCAGCGTCTTGAAGATATCGAAAAAGACAAAAAACGAATTAGAGATAGACGCTCTTTTAGTGAAGGTGGAATGATCCCTTCAGAAAAGAAGGGCTTCAATATGTTGCCTGAATCGGTTCAAAATAAAATAGATACAGATTTGGCCGCTGAGTTTATGCATGGTGGTGAAGTTGAGGCACCTAGTCAGAATGTTTCACGTGGAACAGGTGCTGCTATCAAAGGCACTAAGTTTTCTGGTACGTATTAAAACATGGATAGCATTTTTTTATCCGATGCTGTTAAGGAAGAGATTCGTCTTTGGTCTAAAGTATCTTTAGAAACGCCAGATGAAACTCTTGATAACTTACCTGTGTGTCCTTTTGCAAAAAATGCTTGGGACAGTGGAAGGGTAAAAATTCATGTGCAAAACATAGAGCAAAACAGGTTGGCTCTCTTAAATAAAACTATTGATGACTTTGATGACTCTTACGATGTTGAAATTATTGTAGATCTTTGTTTTAGTGAGGATACAAAAATATTCCATGGATGTATTGAGGAATACAATAAAAATCTTTGGAGGAAAGATATTTGGTTGATGGGGTATCATCCTTATGATGAAGTTGATAGTGAAGATGTAGGTTTTGAACCTATTGTTGATAGATCATATACTATGATTTTTGTTCAAAGGTTATCAAAACTGCAAGAAGCGTCCGACAAGTTGTCGATGCGAGGATACTATGAAAACTTAAAAGAGTATATTAGTAATCCTTATTTTCGTGAAAGAAAACGTGCTTATAGGAGAATGTTAAAATGCCAGGTGTAAGAGGAAAAGGTATGGCTAAAAAAGCCAAGAAAATGACTGGAAAGAAAACAGCTAAAAAGAAAACAGGTATGCGAGGTGGTGGAATGGTTCCCAAGAAAATGGGCATGCGAGGTGGTGGAATGGTAAAGAAGCGTTAAAAACGTGGATGTTGTTGATTTGTGTAGACACCTGTATAAGGTGTATCAAGGAAGAGAGGAGGATATCTCCTCTCTTCTGACAAACGGTATGGTGCAAGACATGTCGCAATACCGCCAGCTAGTAGGTGAAGTACAGGGCCTTCGCTTTGCTAGAGATGAAATTAAGTCCCTGCTGGAGAAAACAGAAGAAGATGTCGAAGACACTTTACGTACCTAATGAGGTCGCAGAAAAGAATAAACCCACAGCAAAAGTTGCATATATTGAAGAAAAGGATCGAGTTTTAGATCCGTCACTCCTAGATAAATCACTTGTACAAAGACTTCCACAACCAACAGGTTGGCGGGTTTTAGTTATGCCCTACAAAGGAAAAGCTAAAACAGACGGAGGTATTTATCTTCCCGATCAGATTGTTGAAAGGGAGGCTGTTGCTACGGTTGTGTGTTACGTACTAGCGGTTGGACCGCTAGCGTATGTTGATGAATCCAAATTTGGATCTAAAGCAAAACCGTGGTGTAAAAAAGGTGACTGGGTTTGTATAGGTAGATACGCGGGGGCTCGTTTTACTATTGATGGCGGAGAGGTTCGCATTATTAATGATGATGAGGTTATCGCTACTATTTTAGATCCAGATGACATAAAGCATATCTAAGGAGGTTATTATGGCTGAAGAAGCAATCAAGCAAGAGGTTGACGAGGATGTTGAGATTATTTTGGACGACAACAGCTCTACGTCAGAGACTGTTGATATTGAAAGCAAAGATCAAGATACTTTGCAAGAAAGTGAAAAAAAAGTTTCAACTAATGAAGTTGAAACTCAAGAAAACTCTGAAGAGGAGATAGATCAGTACAGTAAATCTGTTCAAAACAGAATTAAAAAACTGGTCACAGCACGAAGGCAAGAGGAAAGAGATAAAGAAGAGGCTGTTCGATACGCTGAAGCTCTTCGCAAAGAAAACGAAGAGTTAAAAGAAAGAAATACAACTCTTAGTAAAGGGTATAATGCTCAATACGAGGGAAGAGTTGGGTCTCAACTAGAACAAGCTAAAAAAGCATTTAAAGATGCTTATGATAGCGGAGACTCTGATGCTATCGTTGCGGCAAATCAAGCTATTGCTCGTATCACACTTGACGAGGAAAGGTTACGAGTGATCAAAGCTCGTGAAGAAAGAAACGAAGCGGCTGTTCAACAAAGACCGCAAGAGCAACAACAACCAGCAGCAAATCCTGATCCAAAGGCCAAAGCATGGGCTGATCGTAATGATTGGTTTGGAAATGATCGTGTTATGACAGTTGGAGCTTATGCAATACACGAAGATTTGGCTAACGAGGGGTTTGACTTAACATCAGATGATTACTATTCTGAGCTAGATAAAAGATTAAGGGTTGAATTTCCTCAAAAATTTGAGAATAATACAACCAACGGGGGAACTGCCAGAGTCGCTTCTGCTGATAGTTCCGCTTCCCGCAGCACTAAGAAGGGGCGCAGAGCCGTCAAGTTAACACCGTCACAAGTTGCGATAGCAAAAAAACTTGGTGTTTCTCTTGAAGACTATGCAAAACATGTAAAGTGAGGAGAATCATGACGGAAAGAACACCTAGAGCGGCAAGAACTCGTGCAGGAACTGCACGACCTAAACCTTGGACACCACCTCAGAAGCTAGATGCTCCAGAGCCACCTCCAGGGTATGTACATCGTTGGATTAGGACTGCTATTCGTGGCGAGGACGATAAAATGAACATGCATGCACGTTTACGTGAGGGATGGGAATTAGTTCGAGCAGAAGAGCATCCTGATTTTGACGCACCAACCATAGATGAAGGCAAGCATGCTGGAGTCATTGGCGTAGGCGGGTTAGTTTTAGCCCGTATACCTGAAGAGACAGTTGACCAACGCACCGAATACTATCGGGATCGGACCCGTGATCAGATGGTAGCTGTTGACCAGGACCTGATGAGGGAACAACATCCCTCAATGCCGATCAAAAATGAACGGCAAAGTCGTGTATCATTTGGAGGTCGCGCAAGCGATCAGAGTTAATTTAAACTAGGAGAGAAATCCAATGGCAAATGCTAATGGTGCTTTCGGTCTTCGAGCTATCGGTAAGGTAGGTCAGAACACCAACTCCACTGGTTTTTCAGGGTATACGCAATACGAGATTGCAAGTGATAACTCAAATTCAATCTTTCAGGGTTCACCGGTCATACCGCTTTCTACTGGTTTCATAGACATAGTAGGTGCGGCAGCTGGTGGAACTGTTGGTCTTTTGGGTGCATTCAACGGTTGCGAATACGTATCCTCAACTACCGGTGAAAAAGTCTTTTCCAACTATTGGCCTGGGTCTGGTGCAGACTCTAACCATCCGGTTAAGGCGTTCGTTTATGATGATCCAATGCAATTATATTCAATTGCAACGGATGCGTCTGTTACCAGTGAAGCAACTTTGCGTGGTCATGTGTTTGCTAACGCTAACTTCTCAAGTGGCGCAAGTGGGTCTACTACAACAGGTAAATCCTCTGGTGCTTTAGCTGTAAGCACAATCAACACCACCAATACACTCAACCTACGTATCATGGGTTGGCAGGAAGATGCTGAGAATCAGGATTTTGCTGCTGCTGGTATTCCTGTAATTGTTCGTTTAAACAACCACTTCAATAGTCCAAACGGTGCTATTGCTGGTGGAACTGTTTCTACGACCGGCGTGTAAGGAGGGTATAGATAATGGCTATTTCTCGCGCACAACTCGCAAAAGAGCTTGAGCCAGGTCTTAATGCTCTTTTTGGTTTAGAGTACGATAGATACGAAAACCAGCATGCTGAAATCTTCACAACCGAAACTTCAGATCGAGCATTTGAAGAGGAGGTAATGTTGTCAGGTTTTGGAACCGCGCCAACTAAGAGTGAAGGTTCCGCAGTAGCATTCGATGATGCTAATGAGGCATACACTGCACGGTACAACCATGAAACCATAGCTCTTGCTTTCTCCATTACAGAAGAAGCAGTAGAAGACAATCTTTATGATCGTCTTGGTTCACGGTACACTCGTGCTTTGGCTCGCTCCATGGCTCATACTAAACAAGTTAAAGCTGCCGCAGTGTTAAACAGTGCTTTTGACAGCACTGTAAAAGGTGGAGATGGGGTTGAACTTTGTTCTACCGCGCATCCATTAACTAACGGTAGCACGTTTGCTAACGAACCATCCACAGCAGCGGATCTTAATGAAACTTCCCTTGAGGATGCTTTAATTAATATCTCTGCATTCGTTGACGAAAGAGGTCTTAGGGTGGCTCTTAGAGGTGTAAAATTAATCGTTCCTAGACAACTACAGTTTGTAGCTGAAAGAATTATGGCTTCAAATCTTCGCTCTGGAACTGCCGATAACGACATCAACGCGATGCGTTCTATGGGTATGCTTCCTGAGGGATATGTTGTGAATGACTTCTTGACGGACACAGATGCATTCTTTGTCCTTTCGGATACGCCTCGTGGCTTTATTCACTTCGAGAGAACCCCACTTTCCACACAAATGGAAGGTGATTTTGACACAGGTAACATGCGTTACAAAGCGAGAGAAAGATACAGCTTCGGTTTTTCTGATCCTCGTTGTGTTTTTGGGTCTCCTGGAGCTTAGAAGGTTCGCGTGTGAAACTAAGGGAGCGGAACCTATTGAACCGCTCCCTTTTTTTCATTATAGTATTAAACATTCCTGACGATTGCATTGTGTGATCGACATTAGCCAAGACAGGAGAATAACATGGCTGTTCATTTTACTGGTCCCGTACTTTTTGCTGGCAAGGACGGCCAGCGCAAATGGTTTGAAAATTTACCCGTTGACAAAAACCCTGATTACTTAGTCTACATGGATGACTTCACAGGTGTATCTCTTGATGACACAGATGATTGGACTGTTATCAAAGATAGCAGTGCTTCCGCTGATATTGCCGCCGATGTTGTAAATGGTGCGATAACTCTAAGCTCACAAGCAACCACCGATAACGATGGTGCCTCTATTCAGGGTAATGAGATTTTTGCATTGTCCACGACTCGTGATGTTTGGTTTGAAACAAAGTTGACCCCAACGGATGCAGAAGGTAATGCAATAGAAATCTGTGTTGGCCTTACAGTTAACTTTGCTACTAACCCTGAAGCAATGCTCACAGCAGCAGATCGTATTGTTTTTCAAGTAGATGATGGTGATAGCAATATTGATTGTGTTACAGAAAAAGATGGAACCGCAACAACCACTGATAGTGGCGTGGATATTGCCAGTGGCACAGCTGTGACATTAGGTTTTCATGTTAAAGGCACAGGTTCTGTTGAGTTTTTTGTCAACAGAAATTTAGTTGCTACGCATACAACTAATCTTCCTGACAATGAGAACTTAGCGATTGGAGCTATGGAGTTGTCTGGTTCTGCCACCGGAACTAAGTCAATGAATGTTGATTATCTCTTCGCCGCGCAAAACCGTTAAGGAGTAAGGTATGACTACTTCCTCCAAGACTAAACCTAAAGCCACCGCGAAGAAGGCTACCGCGAAGAAGGTTTCTAAAAAGGACTTACCTCCTGTTGGAAGCGCGAAGCGTAAGGCACTGATTCTGCGGGGTGATATAAAGGAGTAGATTATGTCAGGATCTGATGTAGTAGCAGTCTTTATAACTGCTGACACTAATGCCGCTGATAATGCTTCTATTTCTGCTAATGAGCGTCCTAATACCGATTTTACAATTGGGGGCACGGATACTTCTGGCGGAGTCGCAACTTTTGACGCAGGAAGGATTGTTACAGCAACAACGGCAGGCACAGGCGATAGCGGAAAAACCGTTACCATCACAGGCACAGATGTTAATGGTGATGCTCAAACAGAAACGATAACTCTTCCAGGATCAGCAACCACCACCTCTGGGACAAAGTTTTTTAAAACAGTTACTGCGGCTAGTGCTAGCACACAACCGGCGGCTAATGTTTCTTTGGGTCATGCGGCGGGTGCAGCTGATGTTGTTTTCGCAGGAAGATCTCGTTTGCAGGGTTTAAATATCGTTTGTTCTGCAACGGCTGGAACTTTGGATTTTAGAACTACTTCTGCTACTGGCTCAAGTATTTTTAAAGTTGGAACTGTCGCTTCTGCAACGGCTACAAGAGACATTACAATTCCTGACGAGGGTTTACTCTTCACTGATGGAATATATGTTCAGTATACTGTTGCCACGTTTGGTACATTGACAGCCTTTCATGCGTAATGGCACCGAAGAAGAAAACAACTCGTAAGAGAGATAAACAACCTCCTAAGACGAAAAAGTATTTTCGTTCTACGAAGTCGGGGGCTGGAATGACTAAGGCTGGGGTAGCACGTTATAGACGTGAAAACCCTGGCTCTAAGTTAAAAACTGCTGTTACAGAAAAGAATCCTAAAGGCAAGAGAGCCGCGAGGAGAAAGTCCTTTTGTGCTCGATCAGCTGGTCAGATGAAAAAGTTTCCGAAGGCAGCAAAGAATCCAAATAGCCGTTTACGGCAGGCAAGAAGGCGTTGGAGATGCTAGATAAAAGTCAATGGTTTACAGGAGTATCTATAGCTTTATCGGTGGGAGCAGTGGTTTGGATATGTTCAACGCTCGTTGATTTAGACAAGAAGACTACGATAATTTCTTTAAAAGTAGAAGAGAGCAATAAACAGATAAAGAAAAACCAGGAATATATTAATTTAGTTTTAAAGAGTGTTTTAGATGATAACGCCATAACTTGGGATTATTCTGGAGATAAACATAATGCAAAATAAAAATAAAAAAAAGATAAAAAAAGTTATTGGTGGTTTAAAAAAGGGTTCAAAACTACATGCAAAACAAGCTAAAATTTTAAGTAGTATTGTAAAAAATAAATCTAAATCTCGTAAAAAGAAAAAGTAATTAACGAGGTTACTAATGACAATTTCTAGGTCAAGCATACCCCAACAAATAACTAAATCTCCATCAAAGAGGAGAAAGAAAAGAGACCCGAAAGTTGGTACAGGTAAAAAGCCAAAGGGCAGTGGTAGAAGGCTTTACACAGATGAAAACCCTAAGGATACAGTTAGCATAAAATTTGCTACACCATCAGATGCACGAGCAACCGTGGCAAAAGTTAAAAGAATCAAGAAACCTCTTGCAAGAAAAATACAAATCCTTACTGTCATGGAACAGAGAGCAAAGGTAATGGGTAAAAAAGAAGTTGTTAAGATAGCGAAAAGAGGTAAGGAGGCTATACGAAATGCCAGCAAAAAAACCAAAGCCAAAGCGTAAAAAGGGTTCTCCCACTCCTGCTAACCCTAAACTTTATTCAAGGGTTAAATCAGAAGCTAAACGTAAGTTCAAGGTGTATCCTTCCGCATATGCTAATGCGTGGTTAGTTAGGACGTATAAGAAACGAGGCGGGACTTACAAATGAGTCTGAAAGAATGGTTTGGAAAAGGTCCTAAAGGAGATTGGGTGGACATAGGTGCCCCTAAGAAGGACGGTAAGTTCCAAGCCTGTGGACGTAAGTCTGCTAAAGGGAGTAAACGAAAGTATCCGAAATGTGTGCCAAGGGCGACAGCAAAGCGCATGACAAAAAGTCAAATTAAAAGTGCAGTTGCTAGGAAAAGAGCTAAAGCGCAGGGAGTTGGAGGAAAACCAACTAATGTCAAGACTTTTGTTAAAAAGTCTAGTAAAAAGGTTTCCACTAAAAGAAAGACTCCTGTTAAAAGGAAAACTTCTACAAGAAGGAAAAAACGTAAATGACTACCTCTGGATCCGTTGACTTTGACCTTGATGCTGCTGAGATTATTGAAGAAGCCTATGAGCGGTGCGGTCTTGAGATGCGAACAGGATACGATGCTAGAACAGCTAGACGATCCATGAACATTATGTTGGCTGAATGGGCTAATCGAGGAGTTAATCTTTGGACTGTTAGACAACAAACGACAACTTTGACCGCAGGCACGGCTACATTAACTTTGACTGCTGATGTTGTTAGCGTTCTAGAAGCTGTTATTCGTAGAGACAATACAGATTTTGATCTTCAGTTGATTAGCCGTGGTGAGTATCTGTCTATTCCAAACAAGACCACGACAGGCAGACCATCTCAGTTTTACTATAGCCGTCTTACTGTTCCAGAGATTAATTTATGGCCAACACCAGATAGTTCTTCCGATCAAATTGTATATTATTTCATGAAACGCATGGAGGATTTTGATACATTAAAGAATACTTCTGATATGCCTTTTAGATTCCTACCATGCATGGTTGCTGGTCTTGCTTATTATATTTCATTGAAGAAAGCTCCAGACAGGATTCAAGTGTTAAAGACTTTATATGAAGAAGAGTTTCAAAGAGCCCTTAGTGAAGATCAAGAAAGGACTGGTCTTACTCTTGTTCCCTCTATTCAGTATTTGAGGTACTGATATGGCTCGATATGCATCAGGAAGAAAAGCGTTAGGAGTTTCAGATCGTTCTGGTTTTGTATATCTTTTACGTGAAATGAAAAAGGAGTGGAATGGTTCGCTTGTTGGACCTGATGAGTTTGAAAAAAAACATCCTCAATTAGAGTCACCTAAAAATATTTCTGATCCCCAGGCTTTAAGAAACCCAAGACCTAATGTTACTTCTGGTGATGTGAATGTTTCAGTGGGAAATACTGTTTTCCCACCTGTTGATTCAGTTGGTCCTATGATAGCAGCTGTTGGTCAAGTAGAGGTAAGTATCTCATGAGTTTTACATTTGCACAGCTTAAAACAGCAATACAAGATTTTACAGAAAATACAGAGACTTCTTTTGTTAATAACTTACCTGTGTTTATTAGAGCTGCTGAACGCCGCATACTTAGTCTTGTTGATCTAGAGTATTTTAGAAAAAACGTGTCTGGAACGATGACAAGTGGTGATAGGTTCTTGGCTGTTCCAGATGATTATCTCGCTTCCTTTTCTCTTTCTATAGAGGTATCTAGCAGTAAAGTATTTTTACTTCAGAAAGATGTAAACTTTATCCAAGAGTACAACCCTAATAGTGCTACAACAGGAGAGCCAATATACTACGCTATTTTTGACGTTGATAATTTTATAATAGCACCAACACCTGATGCTAACTATAGTAGCGAGCTTCATTATTTTTTTGAGCCAACAAGTTTAACTGCTGGATCTGATAGCGGAACTACCTGGCTAAGTACAAACGCTCCTAACACAATGCTTTACGGATCTTTAGTTGAGGCATACACTTTTATGAAAGGAGAAAATGCATTACTAACGCAGTATAATTCTAGGTTTAGTGAGTCTTTACAGAGGCTTAAAGATTTGGGAGAAGCTCGTGAGAATAGTGATGCATACAGAATTGGTCTACCTAGAAGGGCTAGAACCTAATGTTTGATGTTAGCATAAATATGTCTGACGATTTTAAGGTTGAGGTTGGAACTACAACAAATCGAGGGTGGACTCCTGAAGAAGTAGCTCATCGTTGTGCAAATAAACTTGTAGAAGTTTCAGAAAATGCACCACCTGTAATACGTGATCAAGCAGAGGCTTTTAAAAGCGATATTGAAAAAACTATAGCTTTATATATGAGAGAGGCTATAAAATCAGACAGAACAACTATTTTTAACGCAATCAAGAACGCTGGATATCCCGATCTGGCAGAGGCTATCAGGAGGTTATAAGATGTCAATTACGCAAGCGATGTGCACAAGTTTTAAGAAAGAACTTCTTGAGGCAAAGCATAATTTTTTAAACTCTGGCGGAAGCACTTTTAAGTTAGCTTTATATACAAGCAGTGCATCACTTGATGCCACAACCACTGCTTATACCACAAGCAACGAGGTTTCTGGAACTGGTTATTCAGCAAAAGGGAATACATTAACTCGTGTTGACCCATCTACCAGCGGCACTACAGCGTTAACCGATTTTGCCGATACAACTTTTAGCAGTTCTTCGATAACCGCGAGAGGTGCTTTAATTTTTAACGAAGATGCCACTGGTGATACCTCGGTTTGTGTCCTTGATTTTGGAGGCGATAAAACGAGTTCTTCTGGAGACTTTACTGTTCAGTTTCCAACTGCTAGTGCAACGGCGGCAATAATTAGAATAGCTTAATGGCCAACATAATCGTAGCATTTGAGGGATGGAACTCCTCAACGCAGGCTTGGGGGTCTGCTGGATGGGGAGAGAATGTTGCTGTCCCTGGTGCTACATCTGGATTAGGTAGTGTTACTGTATCGGCTGACGCTAACGCAGCTGTTACAGGATTGGCAGGCACTGGTTCTGTTGGCTCTGTTACAATATCGGCTGACGCTAATGTCGATGTTACAGGAGTCGCTGGAACATCCGCTTTAGGAACAGTTGTTGCCACAGGAGATGCTAATGTTGATGCTACAGGAGTATCGGGCACCTCTGGATTAGGTAGTGTTACTGTATCGGCTGACGCTAATGTTGATGCCACAGGAGTGGCAGGCACTGGTTCTGTTGGTAGTGTCACAGTCGTTGAGGGACAGGGTGTTACATTTACACTTACTGGTGTTGATAGCACTGGTTCTGTTGGTAGTGTTACAATATCAAGCGATGCTAATATAGCAGTTACAGGGGTATCGGGCACCTCTGGGTTAGGGTCTGTTACGATTGCCCTTAGTATAGTGGCAGAAGCAACAGGAGTGGCAGGCACTGGCTCTGTTGGTGATGTCACAGTATCAAGTGATGCTAATGCTTTAGTTAGTGGTGTTTCTGCTACAGGAGAAACATCGAATGTGAATGTGTGGGGGGCAATAACACCTAGTCAAACACCTAGTTGGGTCTCTTTAACACCTAGTCAAACACCTAGTTGGTCAAGTATAACACCTAGCCAAACACCTAGTTGGTCAGCTATAACACCTAGTCAAACACCTAGTTGGAGTTCTTTAACACCTAGTCAAACACCTAATTGGCAAGAAACAAAACGTAAAGCCGCATAGTGAGATAGATCATGACTTCTACATATACAGCTAACAATGGCATTGAAAAAATTGAAACAGGTGATCAGTCGGGGACGTGGGGTGAAACCACCAACACGAACTTTGACATTATAGATCGTGCCTTAAATGGTGTGGGAAGTATCACTCTCTCTGGAACTTCACATACTTTAACAACAACTGACGGTTCACTCACAGATGGTATGTTTAAAGTCTTGTCTTTGGCAGGATCTCCCACTGGAACGAATACCATCACTATCAGCCCTAATGACCAGGATAAATTATATTTTGTGACAAACGCTAGTGGTCAATCCGCTGTGTTCAGTCAGGGGACAGGCGCAAACGTAACAATACCAAACGGTGGTGCCGATATTATATTTGCTGATGGTGCGGGTAGCGGTGCGGCAGTCTCAAGTCTTTTTGCTAGCACAGTAACTTTTGGCAGTGATGTTCTTGTCGGAGATGATTTAACTCTCAACAGTGATAGTGCGGTTTTAGGTTTTGGTGCAGATACAGACACAACTCTTACACACACTGACGGAAGTGGTTTGACGTTAAATTCTACAAACAAACTTATGTTTGGGGATAGTGGCACGTTTATTCACCAAAGTGCTGATGGGGTTCTTGACCTAGTATCAGATACAGAAATAGAAATCAACGCAACCACAATAGATATTAATGGTGCGGTTGATATAAGTGGTAATATTACAGGCGGTGGCAATTTAGATGTATCTAGCGGAACAATCAAACTTGATGGCAACTACCCAACAGGTACATCAAACGTAGCGTTAGGAGATACAGCATTAGATTCTGTAGAAGCTGGCGGTACGCATAATACAGCGATTGGTGCAACAGCAGGGACAGCAATTACTACTGGCGATTCAAATACAGTTGTAGGATCTGGTGCTGGAGATGCTATAGCAACGGTGAATGACAATACAGCAGTTGGCTTTAATGCTCTGACAGTTGCGGTCACAGCGCAGAATACAGCTATTGGTTCAGCAGCACTACAAGCCTATGCTCCATCCAGCGGTGATGGATCAACAGCAGTGGGTTATGCGGCGGGAGCAACGACAACGACCAACGCAATAACAGCAGTGGGAAGAGAAGCTGGATTCCACCAAACAGGAGCATCAAATACTTTTGTCGGTTCATCAACTGGCAAAGGCACAGGAGCATCAACTGCG